TTTGAATACGAATACATCAAACTCAAGGCACTTAGAACAAGAGAACGCCAGAGATTTGAGATGAGGATAAACGAACTGAAGGAGCAGATAGCAGACCTGAGAGAGCAACTGATTGACCCTTATGAGCCGCCTCAGTTTGATATAGAGATGAATGAACTTCTCAATATAGTCAGCAGGGCAACCAACATCACCAAACGTGAGATACTTGGCAATAGTAGAAAGAGAGAAATCATTCAAGCCAGAGGGCTGTTCTGTTATGTAGCCGTGAGGAATCTGGGAAAGATGACCACAGTCACGGGAAGATTTCTGAACAGAGACCACAGCACTGTCATCAATCACTGCAAAAATTATGACGGTTGGATAGAGATGCAAGTCAAACCAGAGACGACATACTATGAGCGAGTCCTATCAGAAGTTACTCATGCGAAACGGTAGAATAGAGGATTGGTTCATAGGCACAGAATCACAGGTGATCCGTCATGCAAAGAAAATGATGAAACTGGGTTATGTGGTGGTGTCTATTTGTACAGGTGGAAAGGTTACTCTGACCTGCCGTTGAAAGTTAGTGGAAAACTATGACATAGAAATGACAATCTTTGAGTCATCGAAAAGGACGAAATCATACGGGAACTATCACGTCAGGATTGGGTCAGTGATTTATGCGGTAAGATTGGGAAGCAGTATGCTGATGATTTGTATCAAGAACTGTTTCTCATTTTACTTGAGAAGGATTGTGAATGGGTGGAGTCTAAATATACCAGCGGATACTGGGAGGGCATCATCATCAGAATCGTATTGAATCAATTCTATGGAAAGAGGACACGCTTTGAGAAGTTATACCACACACCAGTTGCCAGATATGATATTCACACCTGTGAAGTGGCAGACGAGGAAGGCATCATCTATCAGGAGTTTCTCTGGGAGTCGATTGAGGAGGTCACAAAACACCTTGATTGGTATGCAAACAAAATCTGGCAGTTGTATTGTGAGGGTGACAAGGACAAGAAAATCAAACCACGTTCAGCCAGAAGTATCTCAAGAATTACAGGTATCAGCAGACAGGAAGTTTTAAAAATCATTAACAATATAAAAGAAAAAGCAAATGAACACTTTATTGCAAATCATCGGCATCTCTTGGGCGGCTAATCTGTTCGTCTCTCATATAGGATATAAATATAAAAAGCCTTTCAGTTGTGAGTTGTGCATGGCTTTCTGGATTGGATTATTTTATTTCCATTCAGTAGAGGGTGTATTTTTTGCATTTACCAGTAGCGTGATAGCAGTATTAATTAATAGATATATATGACAGACCAAGACAAACTATTCATACAGACCACCATCAAGGCGGTGTTTGATAGATACCAAGAGAACAGAACACTCAGGATGAACCCATCTGACAACGTCAAACTCAAAGAGATATATTTCAGGGAGTACGGGCGCAATCTAACAGGATGCAGTGTCTGTGTAGTAGAGGCAATCCAGAACCTAATCAACAAAGCGAATGGACATTGAAAAAGCATACTAAAATATATCTAAAGGAAATGAACTATCACCCTACTGACTGGATAGCCTGTGAGATGTGCGGCAACACAGCCGTTGATATTCATCACATCGAGGCTCGTGGAATGGGTGGAGGAAACAAGGACACCATTGACAACTTGATGGGATTATGTAGGTCATGTCACATAGAATACGGGGATAAGAAACAACACAAGGCAATGCTCAAGGTAGTCCATAAGGTAAAGATGACAGAGAGGCAATGAATAGAAGACAAGCGTGTGAATATATAGGCAACAAAGCGCAAGACTTATTTGAGTCTAATTTTCGCATGGCAAAAAAGTCAGACAGAGAAACTGATATGTATGATCACATTGACTACTTCATTAATGGTGTAGGTATAGACGTGAAATATAATGCACACCTTGATACAATATGGTTAGAATTAAAGAATGTTAGAGGTGATAAGGGATGGCTACAAGGGAAGGCTGAATACATCTGTTGGTATATAGAAGAGCATCATTTATTTGTGTTCTTTAAACGCACAGAACTTCTGGACTTTGTTCAATCAAACGTCACAGATTACACAACAGACAAACGAGAATATATGAAATACTATTCCAGAATAGGCAGAGATGACCTTATAACAAAGGTAAAAATGTCACACATACGACACCTATTGAGGCTATGGAGTAGATGTGCATAAACAAAGTAAGAACATAGTAAATGAAAGAAATCAAAGGCAGAAACGGAGGTACACTAAAAGTACCTGAGAAGGGTGAAACTGCAAACCCTAACGGCAGACCTAAGAAATTCACCACCCTTATGAAAGAACAGGGATACAAACTATCTGAGGTCAATGACAGTATTCAGGCTATCATGGCTATGGATGAGAAGGAGATTAGGGAGGTAACTAAAAACGAAAATGCTACCATGTTAGAGAAGACTGTTGCAAGGGCTATTATCAAATCATATGAGAAGGGATCGCTCTATTCAATGGACACCTTGTTGAGTAGAGTATATGGAAAGCCAAAGGAGACAGTGGATGCGACTGTTGAGGCAAAGGTGGTTAATGTGACATTAAAATTAGACTAAAAATATATGCAAGAAAAAATTTATTTAGGCAATGCTTGGGAGGATGAGTACGGATTGAACGTATCTGTCAACCTTGAGAAATTCCTTCAGGCAGTGAAGGACGGTAAAATGGCACAGAACAAGTATGGTGATGTGAGAATCAGGGTGGGCAAATTGAGAACACCAAACGAGAAGAGCAAGGCGACTCACTATGTCGCAGTGGCAATGCCACCACCACCAAAAGATAACCCATTTTAAATGAGGGTTCTTTGTTTGTTTGACGGGATAACGGGGGTAGCCTTTCACAGGCTGTACACCCCCTACGTCCGTCTTCAAATAGACGAGGGCATCACAGTGGATGTTTCAGCCAATCAGGATGAGTGGGTCAATCTGGACTACTCAAAGTATGATGTGGTGGTATTTAATCGCTGGATGGGTCAGTATCAGTACAATATTTTTCCCATATTAGAGAAGGCAGGAGTGCCTTTCATTTGTGATATAGATGACTACTGGATACTACCTAAGTATAACCCTTCTTATCAATACTATAGGGCATACATTAAGAACGGCATCAAGGACGCTCTTTCATTTGCTGATGCTGTAACCTGCACGACTCCACAACTGGCTGAGAAGATTTACGAGTTCAATGACAATGTTCACATATTGCCCAATGCTTTAGACTTGACACAGCCTCAATGGAATGAACAGAAAGAACACCCTTTGACAATCGGATGGGTAGGCGGTATCTCACACACTGAAGACATCAAACTCCTAAGGGATAAGATAGCCCCAATCATTGAGGATACTGGAGCGACTTTCTTAATGGGAGGACATCACGACAATCATGCAACATGGGCAGAGATGGAGAGACAGGTCACAGGGACTAAGAAAAGACCATCGTGGTTCACTAAACGAGAGGGGACAACTGCAAACAAATTCGGGGAGTTCTACTCTGAGATAGACATTGCCCTTGCCCCATTGACAGGAGATAAGTTCAACAGGTACAAATCAGAACTCAAAATATTAGAGGCTGCTGCTTACAGGTTGCCTATCTTTGTGAGTGAGGTTGAGCCATACACTAACCACAAGGGAAACATGGGCGTGTTCTTTGTGAAACAGAATGACTGGTCAGAGGTGACTAAACTGATTGAATCAGGAAGGATGCAAGAGGTAGGTCAGGCAAACTATGACTATTGTAATGAACACCACAATCTCAAAGAGATAAATAAAAAGAGGCTGGATGTACTAAATTCTGTACTGAGGAAATAGCGAGGAACTTACAAATATGGAAATCAAATACCAGAGACCACAGTTGACAACCTATCAGAAGGCTATTCTGGACAGCCCTTGCCGCTATACTATTACAGCAGCATCGACTAAAACAGGAAAGACAGCGAGTCATATCATCTGGTTATTTGAGCAGAGTCTAAGCCTTAAGGAGAATCAATCAGTCTGGTGGGTTGCTCCTGTATATCAACAGGCAGAGATTGCATTCAGAAGGATGAGGGCGCAGGTGACAGAGAAACTATTCTTTCAAGCCAATGAGAGCAAGTTGACACTCATCACGCCAGTAGGATCAAGGATAGAGTTTAAGTCAGCAGAGAAGCCTGACAACCTTTATGGTGATGATGTGTATGCGGCAGTCTTTGACGAGGCATCAAGAGCAAGAGAGGACTCATGGTTTGCTCTACGTTCAACCCTAACAGCGACACAGGGCAAATGCAAACTTATCGGAAACGTCAAGGGTAAAAAGAACTGGTTTTATAAATTAGGGGAGAGGGCAAAGTCAGGTGACCCTAACATGGAGTATTTCAAAATCACTGCATACGATGCGGCTGATGAGGGTATCATCAAGAGGGAGGAGATTGAACAAGCCAAGAGAGACCTGCCTGACTATGTTTTCAGAGAGTTATATCTGGCAGAACCTGCTGACGACAACAGCAACCCATTCGGGATAGACAACATCAACAAATGTATCGGTGAAGGCTCAGGTGTCCCTGTATGCTATGGGATTGACCTTGCTAAATACACCGACTGGACGGTCATGATAGGACTGAATGAATCTGGAGAGGTCGTTCACTTTGATAGGTTTCAGATGGACTGGAGTCAGACACTTCAGAAGATTACCAGCACAATAGGCAACATACCTGCATATGTGGACAGTACAGGAGTTGGTGACCCTATTGTCGAACAATTACAAAAGCAACATCCACGAATCAAAGGATTCAAGTTCACAAGCCAATCAAAACAGCAACTCATGGAGGGGTTAGTTGTGGCTGTTCAGAGTCAGTCAGTGAGATTCCCTGAGGGAGTCCTTGCCGATGAGATGAGGAACTTTGAATTTGAGTACACCAGAACGGGTGTGCGATACACTGCCCCCGTCGGATTGCATGATGACTGTGTGATGTCATTGGCTCTGGCTTGGGATTGCAAACAACACAATAAGAAAGGAGTATTTTTCTATGCCTAAATGGTCAGACATTACAATCGAGATGTTGCAAGAGATAGCAGCATTCAAAACAGAGAACCCAATCGAGCGCACTGCTCATGATATTTCTGTGATTACAAAGACACCACTGTCAGAGGTGGAGACATGGACATTGGACAAACTGAACTCAGTGGACGTCAAGTTCTTGAATGAGTTACCAAACACAAGACTCAAGTTCAAATTCAAGCACAAGGGCAAACGGTTCAAACTGATCAAGAATGCCAAGCAGATGAAGGCTCACCACTTCATAGAATTGCAGGAGGTAGTCAAGGGTGATATTGTGGAAAACCTACCTACTATCATAGCCCTATTAAGCAACAGAGTGAACTGGAGAGGTAAGCCTATTGAGGATGACTATGACTGGAAGGTCGAGAACTTTAAAGACTTGCCCTGCCCTCAGTTTTATTCGTATGCGGTTTTTTTTTCTCTTCTCTATCCGAAGTTATTGAACGCTACCCTGTCCTATTTGAAGGAGAAGGGTCAGGAAATAAAGCAGGAACTTTCGGATGGCTTAGCCTCGTCGACAGACTCGCAGGGGGAAGACGGCAAGAATGGGACAGCATCCTGAATATGCCTATCGTTGAGTTCTTTAATACCCTATCCTTTCATGTTACTATCCAGAAGGAACGGAACAAACGGCTGGAGAAAGCGACTACCTTTGAGGCTTATGTTTGCGCTGCACTGAATGAACTATTGTAATCGCAATGTCATAAAATATCAGGGCTATTGTAGCAATCAATCAAATGTCTATCTTTGATATATGAAACAAACTATTTCTGTACCAATCATTCACGAGGCAAATAAGAAAGGTCTACGCCTTTGTACACCTTACTTACAAAAAGTCAAAGACGGATTTATTGTGACGTGGAAATATCAAGCCACAAGTTTTGCGATTCAAGGAAGGTGGGAACAATATGAAGCGTGGTATTCTTTGGAGGATTACGATTTCAATAAAGCCATGCAACGCCTTGCCGATTATATCAAACGTGAATATCGTGAAGTTCTATAACAGAATCAAACGGGGTTGAAAGTGCCTCGTTTGTTTCATACTGAGAGCCTCCCATCTGGGGGGCTTTCTTGATTTGGGACACTTTGACTATCTTGCTATCTATAGGTAGATGGCACTTACAACAAGTCACCAAGTCAGTGGAACACACCAACCAGCCTACAATGACAACCTATGGGTTGTTCAGGAGACCTCCACTGGCATCACCAGCAACTACAATTTCAAATTCATCTGTGACGTTAAGAACAGCACTGACTCACTTTTGACCAGACTGAAAGTTCCTTTATACTATGGTTCAAACAATCGAGGGGTGTTCAACATCGCTCGTGTTCTGGAGTCATACGTTACTCAAGACTGGGACTACACAGATAGCGCAGCGAGTGGCTGCACAAATTCGTTCTTTGATTACAAATTAGAGTTCGGGTATGAGTACAGCACAGGTACAACGTCTCCAATAGTTCAGACATTGGCTGAGGCAACTGCAACAGGAAACACTGTCTGGAATGCTGCTCTCGCTCCTGCAACCTTTCTCAATTACGATGAGGGGAACTATTTGATGGCTTCAGGAAGTACAGCAGGATTCTTATCAAACAATGTTTCAAAACGCATACACAGAAATCAAAAGGATTGGGTCTACGCTTTACACGATGGCACTCTCGACCATTTACTTGTTACTTTTTCTGACAGTTCTACTGTCAACATCTCTGCGACCTCAGATGATTTGGTTCGTTTCCCGATTGGTTCGAATATATCAGGCGGCATCCCAACAGGTGCAACATCTTACACGATACGTCCAGAGGATTCGTCAAATAACTTAGTAGGCGCAGCCTACACGATAACCATTGACGAGCGTTGTTCAAAATACAATGCAGTCGATGTGTTCTTTCTTAATAGGTTGGGAGCAGTTGAGTCGTTCAGATTTAACAAGGTCAGAAGAGACAACTTCACAATAGACAGGAGAAACTACCGAGCCAACCCTTATACATTAGATGGGCAGGACTACGCTTATACAAACCAATCATTTAATAATAGCCAATACTACACAGAGGCACAGCAGAGAATCACACTAAACAGCGATCTTATCACAGAGGCTGAATCTGTATGGCTTAGAGAGTTGGTAATGAGTCCAAGAGTGTGGTTGTATGATGATGCTCTCTATACGGTAAACATCACTGACAGCGAATATGAGCAGAGGTATCATATCAATGACAAGGCGTTCAATTTAACGATTGAGGCAGAGTTGAGTTTCCCTGACAAAGTGCAGCGTCTATGATAGAAGTATTTATTAAAACCAATGACAGCGACTATCAGCAGATATTTAGCCAATATCAGCAAAGGGTTCTGTCAACGGGTGGCATACTTGAGGGAGTTGATTGTTTATCGGCTGGGTTGCTGACGTTAGATGAGAGAGCATTCAATGCTAACAAACTTGACCTTGCTCCTGACTTTGATATGGTCATCACTCGCTCTATTGCAGATATTCGCAATCCTGAGCAGAGGAGTTCAGACTACACAAAGACCTTAACCATTCCAGCAACCAAAAACAATAATCAGATATTCGGACACATCTTTGAGGTTGCAAATGAGATAACAGGGACAGGGCAATACACCCCTGATTTTAATCCTAATAAGAAAGCAGATTGCTTTGTCACAGCAGATGGCATTGAGCAGATAAGGGGATTCATCAGGCTGACAGAGATAATCGTTGAGAACAACAATCTAATCGGTTATAACTGCACCATTCACGGAGAAACTGCAAATCTATTCACCAGCACTGAGAACGCTAAACTTGCAGACCTTGACTTCAGTGAATACAATCACACGGTCAACATTGTAAACATCACAGACTCATGGGATAATCAGATTTATATCAA